GGGAGTGGTTGTACGGAAAGTGGATGCGTAATTGGGTTGCCAAGGGAGAGGGGAGACGTAGGGGACGGTGACTTCAAAGGATTCAGACTCTTGGATATCCCAAACAGCACGGTAACATATGGTGGCATGGGCGTCGTCAGTGAGTGGAGTATTGCAACGTCCCATCTGCCACACAATCTCAATTATACCAGCATGGAAACGAGTTTTTGCAAGCGCGAAACGGTAACGGATGGAGCCGCGCCAGAATCGGAACATTTGGCAAGCATAAGAAAGAGGGGTGTATCCGGAGACGACGTCGGGCAAGACGGCGAAAGAGGACTTGGTGGCAGGATTGATAGGAAGAGAGAGAATTTCATCACCAGTGACGTTCAGGGCAGTCCAAGGAGCAGTACCGAGAAGAGCCATACGTGAAGCATAACGGACGATGTCCATACCATCAGCAGAGAGAGAGAAGGAGCCATAAGGGATGACAATCTTGGTACTTTGGTCGGCGGCCATAACAAGGGCAGGGGATTTACCGAACATGTGAGGAGCGTCGAAATGGGAAATGTTGGCGACGATCGTGGTGTTGTCGAGCATTGAAGGATCAGAAAGACCGACAAGAGCAGCAACGGTGAGGGCATTCTTAATCATAACACTAGAATCTACCAACAAACCGCCGATAGTCTTGACGGCGCGATGGGCACCTTGAATGACTCGGATGACGCCAGCTTCAACGGGAGTGGGAGTGGAAGTGACGGGGGAAGAAGAACTAGATGAGGAAGAAGAGCTTTTAGAGGAAGAAGAGATGGAACCGGAGGGTCCTTGTGGAGCGAGCGTGAAACTCGTAACACCAGGGCCTTTAAGTTCGACCTCTTCGAGCCAGGCGTAAAGTTGGATGTTGACTGTGGGAAGAGAGGGATCTTTGAGGCTGGCTACGACGGATAGAGAGAAAGAACACCAATCAAAAAGGGGATTCCAAGTTCCAGCAGGAGTGTTGGAAAATGATTCGATAGCAGCCCAGCCGGCGGGCATCACACAGGGGATCTTAATGGTAGCACTCTTGCCGGAGGCGGCATCGAGTTCAACACAGGGATCACCTGTGGCGGCGACGACGGTACCAGGAGGACGCATGGCAGGTCGAACGGACATGAGGAGTTTGCCAGAAGTATAGGGGGTAGAGGTCATGACGGCGCGGATACACATCACGCCTCGTAGGAAACAATAATTGGCGAGTTTGGCTTGAGCGTTGAAGTTATTTTGGAAGTAGGCAGAGGGGAAATAGGAAGTTTGGACGATACCAGCAGAAAAGACTCCCCAAGCAAACGTGGAGTAATTAAAAGGGCGGGAGAAGACGCGACCTTCGAGATGGTTTTCAAGTTCCATCCCGGAGTCGCGCCAACTCTCACAGTATTCATCTTGGGCGGTGATAGTGTCGGTGACAGTGTCTTCTACGAAAGTAGTGGGGGAAGCGGCATCGTTACCACCAAGAGCAGTAGTGGTTTCGGAGTCGCCTGGTCCTTCAGCGGAGAAGTTATTTTGGAGGATGACAAAATTTCGATAATGGGTGACACGGTCAAGTTGATCCATTTCTAAAAATTCGGGAATTGAACAGTGGAAGACTTGGCGTATGAGATCGGTGCCTTGGGTTAAGAGGAGTTCATGAGCATCGGTGGGGACTCCGACGTAGCGTTGAAGCTCGTCGGCAAATGCGAGGAATTGGGCGGGCATGTTTTCGAGTTCGTGTTTGGGGTCTACGAAACACACCATTTTTCGACAGCGTTCGGGATCAAGTGGAGCAACGATGGTGCCGTCAGGACGACGGAAAAAACGGCGGGATAAGAAGGAATAATCAGAGAGGCCTTGGCCGTCCCACATGTTTTGGAGGACAGGAGGGGCGGTCTTGACTTCACCGGTGATGACATAACCCATCTGGAGCATGGTAGAGCGGATTTTAGGCATGTCGACGTGGGCGAAATGAGCAGGGAGAGCAATAAGAGAATCATCACCGAGGAAAACCATTCGGGTTTGGGAAAAAAATTGTTCGACGGAGATGCCAAGAACTAGAGAATAGGCACGGGACCAAGTGAGTATTTGGAGAGTGATATTGATGATGGTAGTTAAAAAGGAACCAGAGGGATGGCCTTG